GTCGTTTTCTGGAGAATGCTCGGGAAATGAGAGTTGTCGGTAAGGTTAAACGGTTTGCTAAAAACAAACTGAAAAACGCTGATGATCCTTTCTTCGCTGAATTTGTTAGAAGCAAGTTTGGCGCTTCACCGTCGAAAATTTTTACGAAATATGGTTTAGCTCAACCAAATCTTGAGGCTGGTTATCAATCATTGATTAAGTATGATAAACCTCAACCCACTCTCGATGGAGAGTTGTGGGCCTTAGCAGGGACTTGGACTGAGAAACACTTTATGTGTATGGCCAATTCAGAAGTATGGGAAAATTATGATTATGTCAAATCTGAGTTAGATATGAAAGCTAGCTCTGGTTTCCCTTGGAATGTTGATGAGAACTGTCGGTCAAAAGGTGAGTTTTATTCTCGCCCTGATGCGGAGGAATTTATTTCTAATTATTGGGACAGATTGTCTCAACCGTATTGCCCACCAGTATTCTGGACTAACAATGTCAAAGAAGAAATTCGCAGTGCTGAAAAGATGGCACAAAATAAATTGCGAACTTTTGTTGGTTCTCCTATTGAACATGTTCATGCGTGTACTCAAATTTTTGGGGATATGAATGAAAAATATTACTCAACCGCGAACATGGGACATCATTGGTCATTTGTAGGCTCGACAAAATTTTATCGTGGCTGGACCAAATTGTTTAATCGTTTAAATAAACATCCAAATGCTTTTGAACTTGATGAATCTGAATTTGATTCGTCTTTGTTTCGAGAAGCAATGTATGGTATGGCGGAGTTTCGTTTTAGAATGCTCGCCCCTGAATTTCAAACCGAGGAAAATCGTAATCGGATTTGGAATCTTTATGTGGAAATTGTCGATTCTGTTATCGTCACTCAAGATGGTGATGTTGTTACTAAGAATACTGGCAATCCATCAGGATCCGCAAATACAATTGTGGTTAATACTGTAATATTGTTTCGCCTCCTTGCCTATGCGTGGCTCGTGCTTTGTAAAGAACACGGGCGTGAGG